AGCGAAGTCTGGGGTTTGTTCCACGCATACACAATGGTAGCGCACATCGTTCTCTTCGCTGTACAGAACTTCCCCAGTTCTAGCATCAACCCCACGAGCTTTTTTCACACGATTTGCGTGAGTGTGACCGTGAATGTTAACACCAAAACGACCCATTGAATCTGAGTGTAACGGAATATGGCTAAGGATCATACCATCCATAACGTGATAAGCTCTAAGTTCTCTAAAGTGTTCACGATAGTCTGTGTCTTTAAAGATATCGTGATTACCACGAATCAGCACTTTGTCGCCGTTAAGTCTATGCATGATATCCAACGCTCTACGATTGATAACAACGTCGCCCAAATGGTAGACTTTGTCTGTGGGCTTTACCCGTTCGTTCCACGCCTTGACCATTGCTTCGTCCATTTCCTCGGGCGAGTCCCATGGGCGAAGTTTTGTAACACCATCGTTACGTGTAAAGTGGCATACGCCTTTGTGTCCAAAGTGCGTATCACTTACTAGAAAAACACTAGGCATCTTGCCCTCCTTTCATTGTTTAATATATTATTATACACTCAATTTGCCAATTAGTCAACCGATCTAAAAGTACGCCAGTCGTCGATATTGGGCTTTTCGTTTTCATCGTAGGTCCAACCCAACTGCTTCATCATACGATGCTTAACCAAAAGATTTGGACTACGAAAGCGTTCTGTGTCATCAAATCCCATCATAATCCCTACTTCGCAAACTGCGCCCGAACGGCAAATGCCTGCAAAGCAATGGACCACTACATTCATACGGTTGTCCAATGCGTGTTGTAGCAAACGAACAAGCTCTGCGGCCTGCTCATGACTGCACTTCATTGATTCTTCCAGTACCGAATCCTTTTCTTCCACATCCAAAAACTCAAAGTTGTGGCGCTCTTTGAATTGGTGTTTGGCTTCAGGTCGCCAGCTTGCAGGATCAACTATACTGATCAGCATACTATTAGGGCCAGCATCGTGATGGAATCCAATTGGGATATCACTTGCGGCTACGTTTTCAATCCAAGGCATTATACCCTCCAAATTTCTTTGAAACCCTCTTCGTTAGTAGGGTATTCAAAATTATCGATCATTCCTTGTACAACTTCCCAAGGAACTTCTTTGCCTGGACGGCTAGCCAAACGTTCTTTCAATACTGCGATTTCAGGAGTCGGAAACACCACAGCGATGTGCCAATAGTCAGGAAGCATATTAAACTTCCTAGCACGGCTAGCAACTGTAGTACTAGTTTGATCCCAAATCACATCACGTCCTGCTGTTCTAGCATCTACGACTTCTTGTGCCATTAGTTCAACTGCTCTAGGCATGTAATCCTTAAACACTTCTGAATAAGTCTTACCTTGCTGTTCAGCATAGACTTCTACATGATGGTCAGTACTTACATACTCCATACCTAAGATCCATTGCTGGCTCTTAGTCCAAGTACTTTTTCCTGCGCAGGGAACTCCGATTAATTGATAACACTTGGGCATTAATGCACCGATTCTTTTGCATCCACGGTACATTCAATTACCCAATTATCAAACTGGGTAAACTTGTTTACTTCTACCCCTAGTCCAACTGCTTCGTTTACAAAGTGCTGTAGGAGCGTATTGTACAGTTCGTCGGGCATAGTTTCTTTTGTAAATTGGATTTTCATTATCCTAACTTCTTTCTTTCGCTAAGTGTTTGACAATCGATACAGGTCATGCATCCACGCAATGCTCGTTGCCTAGCAAGCGGAATTTCTTCTCCGCATTCGTTGCAATGACTCAAACTGGGCCCAGTAGGGATACTGGCTCTGATCTTGGCCACAGCGTCTGCACTTAGAGCAGTAGACAATAGCTGTGCTTGATCCGCTTCCTCTAAATTGTCGCCTTGGATGCTTTCGTATTCGCGCATTTCTGCTCCTTGATTTCTTAAAATAAAATTATAACACCTATTACCATAGATGTCAAGTGTTATTTATGGAGCAACGGGAGGGATTTGAACCCCCGGTTTTACGGATTTGCAATCCGGTGCATTGGGCCGCTCTGCCACCGTTGCACGAATTAACGTACTCGTTTGAGATACTCTTTTGGATCAATCTTGCCTTGTTGGATTTCCAGTATAGCAGTTACTATTGGATAGATATGCTCATATGACTCACTGCTTCTATGCTGACGACGGATCTCTCTTGCTCGAGCTGTGGCTGCCAGAACAAGATCATACATACCAGTCCCCATTTTGCTACAGCACAGTTCTCTGTCAATTTCTGGACCACGGCTAAGTGTTGTATTTCGCATTGATATCTCCGTTAAAACGTTATTATAACATCTATTTTACTCGTAGTCAACGTCTGCGGCTAAAATAAATCGATATTTGTCACTTTGCACAATACCTGGTCTATGCCAAATGTTGCTGGGATAGATAATCCACGAGCAGTAACTGGGTCGTACAAAAAATTTGCCAGGAGACTCTGGCCCATTGGGTGCCAGTTCGGTGCCACATGTGTCAAAATCCTTCACATCGTCGGGGATGTGCAAGTACATGATTCCGCTTAGGCTTTTGCCCGAATGTTTGTCATGATGATGCCAATATTTGTCACGATCTTCTACTGTGCTCAAATTGGTCATAAAACTCCAAGCCATCATGTTGCTGACTCTGGCTTCGTGTCCCAAATATAAAAACACACTGGTCAAAAATGTCATACGATATTTCAACCAAACTGCCTCGGATCTGCCAAACAAATTTTCCTGTGTTTGAAACGGAGGCGAGTTTTTAAAGTAGTTGCCGCTTTCGATTATACTTTTGATAATGCCTATGGCTGTGTCGTTTTCGGTAGCTGAGATCAAACTACTGTAATCATACTTGCGGCAAAGATCGTTTGAATCTATTATCATCCAGTGCGATGGATCAAGTGAAAACCAAATTGTGTTTGCACTGGCTGGCTAATAGCACCAACTGCTGTTGCCACAGTAGCATCTTCAAACGGCTTGACCATTTGACCTGGGCCGAAATCGCCCAAGTCGCCACCACGTGCTTTACTGGGGCATGAGCTGTACTGCTGTGCAAGTGATCCAAAATTCAATGCAGTTGCTTCAGCCAAGATTGCATCAGCTTGTTCACGTGTGGCTACCAAAATATGACTTGCTTTCATTTGTTTTCCTTTTTAAAAATTGGAGCGGGATAAGAGAATCGAACTCTTGACCGAAGATTGGAAATCTGCTGTTTTACCATTAAACTAATCCCGCACTTTAATCAAACACACTTAACACTTTTTTCTAAGATGGTGTGTGGTCCTTGCAACCTAGCTTATAGCTAGGCTAAGTGTGTTTGATTAAAGTGTCTAGTTACACTCTCCCGAATGCCCTAGACTAGGCTTGGTGTCCGTACCGCATGTTTCCATATAGACAGTTAGTGCTCTGCCTTTGTGATTTCTCAAGTCGCCCATATAGCGGGCCTTGCGGTAGATCCAATGCACCGTACAGTTATCGTTACTGTAATTACGCTACTTGGGTTACGGCCAGTAGTCCCGGGAAACGAATAAACATATTGTGGTGTATTGAGTATATGGGCTATGCCTATCATAGTGACTGGGATACCAAACCTGATCTTTTTACAGATTTCAATATGTTTAAACTTGGTGCCGGTTGTCGGAATCGAACTGACCACATCCGCCTTACAAGAGCGGCGCTCTACCAAATGAGCTAAACCGGCAAATTTGTTACACACTACTTATCCTATTGTACACCGTGTGTAATGGTGATCTTGGTGGAGGATGTCGGGATCGAACCGACCACCCCCTGCTTGCAAAGCAGGTGCTCTCCCAAATGAGCTAATCCCCCAATAAATTATTTGTTGTTTGGATATTCGTAGTTGACAGATTCGGAGTTTTCACGGAATGTAGTTGCACCATTCTTGTGATGGAACTTACGGGCCATTTCAGTCTTGGGACTCAGGGTCACAAAGCGTGTGATGGTTGGAAAACGTTCTTTGATCTGTGCTACAGTTTGCATCAGTAGTTCTCTACCTGCACCCGGAGCATAACTCCAGATTGTGTAAAAAACTGCTGTATTAACTTCTTCTACTGCTTCTCCCAGTTCTTCTACTGCACTAGGAACATAGCTTAATAGGTTAACACATACCATTGCTAGCGGAGTTTTATCTCCAATTGAAGCTACGAAACGATCTTTCCCTACTCGAAACTCCACAGGAATTTCCGGACGAACTGGATCGTCCTTGACAAAATCAAGTTTTGGATCTTTAGGGTCTGTGATAAAGTGTAGCATAATCATATTTATCACTTTTCTATAAAACTAGCAGTTAATTGGCTCCACCTCCTGGGCTCGAACCAGGGACCAAATGATTAACAGTCATCTACTCTACCAACTGAGCTAAGGCGGAATAATTCTTTATGCTTGTGGTGTTGTATAAGCGTGACTGCCAGTTGTACCACTAACACCAGGCGCACCACGTGGTGCATTACGATCACGCTTATCAGTCTTAACAACAATCTTGCTACAAAGTTCTGCATCAATCATTGCACGTTTCCAGCCATCACGTTGTTCCTTAGACTTGAATCCAGTTAATGCTAGAGTACGTTTTGTTTGTTTACTCATTTTATAAGTGCTGTTTGGTTTTAACATGTTTTTCCTTTTATTAAAATTGGCGGTGAGCGAGAGATTCGAACTCTCGATGCAGGTTTAAGCCCGCATGCCTCCTTAGCAGGGAGGTACCTTCGGCCACTCGGTCAGCTCACCTTGTTACCTTACGTACTAATTTATACCAGTAGTACTTTAATCCTCGCCAACCTGGAATAAATTCCCAGTCAACGCTAAATCCTACTTCTCTAGGCATATTACCGTATGCCTTGTTAATAACATCTTCTTGTTTTGACATACAGTTTCTCCTATAATTGGTGCGAGAGGCGGGACTCGAACCCGCATGCCTTTCGACGAGAGATTTTAAGTCTCTTGAGTATACCATTTCTCCACTCTCGCAATAAATCTAACTTGGCGTCCCACCAGGGACTCGAACCCCGACCAACGGTTTTGGAGACCGCTATACTGCCATTATACTAATGAGACATAAAAGGTGCTCACTGTGGCGCTTGAATCCACGATAGCCCAACTCTTCCTGGCCGGTCCTTGTACATGGTCGACATTGACAAGTATTTCGGTGTTCCAGTGTAGCTACTCAGCAAGCATGATTGGCGGAAGCGGTGAGATTCGAACTCACGGTGCCTTTCGACACGACAGTTTTCAAGACTGTTGCAATAAGCCGGACTCTGCCACGCTTCCTCTATTTGGTGGAGATTCCTGGGATCGAACCAGGCGTGCCCGTAGGCGGCGGATTTACAGTCCACTGCATCACCATTGATGCTTCATCTCCATATTGTTGGTGCCCAGGGAGAGACTCGAACTCTCAATCCTTTCGGCAGTGGCTTCTAAGACCACCGTGTATACCATTCCACCACCTGGGCAATACATATTGAAACACACTAGGGGCTATGCCATCCTTACTATTCGGTCAAAGCCGAAGTTGCCTAATGTGTTTTAATATGGAGACGCTACGGGGAATTGAACCCCGCTTGCCAGGATGAAAACCTAGTGTCCTAACCGATAGACGATAGCGTCATATTAACATTTAATTTTTAAAGAACAAGTCTACTAATTGCTTAGTATGTGACTATTATATAACATCTATAGAGTAGTGTCAACAACTATTTTAAATTAAATGCTTAATTTTTTGTTGATGTATTCTTTTGCAAGTGTTGTAGTTGCTTCAAAAGGACTAAATTCGCTTTCTTTCATTTTTAAAATTTCTTCAATAGTCATATCTTGATTCCAAAGTGTTGGATGAAAGTTCATTACTCGAAAATCATGATTCAAACTATCATCGAGCACAGTCTCTACAAGTTCTTTTATTTTGTAATAATTAGTATGTTCGTTTTGCCATATTACCGTATTTTGTTTGAAAAATGGTTTGTAAATTCCATCTAACGAAATTTCTTCTGGCATCTCTGTGTAACCATATTTAGAATAATCCAACGCCATGGCAGATGTACCGCTGTTTATACTATCAGCTAAACTTAATTTTTGAATTTCTAAAGGGTTTAGCAAGAAATTTTCTCCCTGCCAATTTTCTTTTAACCAGTCATACGTTGCAAGGATACTTTCTTCTGTTTCATGCGGTAACCCTGCAATTAACGATATAGTTCCTCTGTAATAACCTTTATTTGTTGAATAAAAATGATTTTTAATTTTAAGTAAACCTTCTTTAACTTTATCAGGATGCAAACCTTTTTTAACAGATTTAGCTGATTTATGATTAAAAGATTCTACACCATAAAATTGTCCGTAAAATCTCATTCTTGATAACTCATCTAATTCCTTATTTCCTCTGTTAATAAGAAGATCGGGTCTTATAAATCCTGTAAAGAATGGTTCAAAATTTAATTTTTCTACTACATTGGCAAACTTTGTTATTTTTTCTGTGCTGTCATTAAACGTCTCGTCCGATACCATATAGCGAGATATACCAAACCTATCATATGCATCTCTCATTTGGAATTCAAAATTATCCGTACTACGATGCCAGTCGCCTTTGACACCTAAATAAGGATGTGTACAAAAATCGCATTTAAATTTACACCCTCTGCTAAATTCCATACCTAGCCATTCGTAAGGTTGTATAAAATCTCTATCTTCGTAGATAATGCTAGGATTCTTCCAAGGAGAAGATCCTTCAAGTTGAATTAGTTTAATACCGTTGCTTACTAGTTTATACGGCACAGGTTCGCCGTTGCTAAACAAATATTTTAAAACAGTAAGAACCCCTGTTTCTCCAAACCCCATAAACTGATAGTCTATGTTTTTTGTTTTTAACGAAGAATAAGCTAGTGTTCCATAAATTATAACTACGTTAGGATAATTTGTTTTAATCCAATTGGAAATATCTTCGGCTAGTTCCGGCCATTGTCCAAAAATTGAACTAAATCCTATAAATTTTGTATCATTGTTGATTCTAGAACGCAATAACTGTGTAAGTTCGTCAAGAGACCAAAACAATAAAAAATCTATTACTTCTATGTCCCAACCATTGCTTCTTAATTCAGATGCAATCCTGTGAGCTCCAGGCCCTCGGCTGAAAATTGTTTCCTGATTAATGTTAATTAAAATACCGTTCATATGATATTTATATTGTGTGTTGGCCGGTCCGGAGAGATTCGAACTCCCGACTGCTGGTTTCGAAGACCAGAACTCTTCCACTGAGCTACGGACCGTATTGTATTTAATGGTCCGGCCTACAGGAATCGAACCCATATTCACGGTGTAGAAGACCGCTGTATTATCCATTATACTAAGGCCGGGAATTCTGGTGCTCTTAGAAAGAATCGAACTTTCATTGCCTCCATACCAAAGAGGTGTTCTGCCATTTAACTATAAGAGCATGTTGGTACCAGCGGAGGGAATCAAACCCTCTCAAGAACGCTAATCTGGCGCTAAAAGGTTTATAAAACCTCTCTGACTGTCAAGTCTCGCTGGCATTG